CAGAAATTAACCCTTTCTTTGGTCAACTTGACTTGTGATATCAAAACTAATAATGTTTTGCATTGTCCTCACTTCAGAATTTGACGTAACTTTAACATCTAAATGATACCTAGTAGGTAATAAACTCTGAGTATCAAGTAGGAAGTAATTGTAATTAAACGCCCTATTAACTGGTGTGTAATCAATTACCGTGTATTCGGCCTGACCCTCTCTTGTATATAGTCTATATTCAATAGATGATAACACTTCTTGGTCATTAGTAGTATAAGGTACTTTAGCCATAACCCTCACTTTCCTAATATCACCACGTTTTATTTTTTCTGAATCTTTAATACCTGATACATTAAATTTGTAATTCTTAGGTGTTGAGTTGTCACTACCAATGCTATAGTATTCATTAGAGTCTTTTAATTCGAACTCTAATTCAATAGGTGGTCTAGTTATACCGTTTACAGTAATTCCTTCCCAAATATCTTCATATAAAACACAACCTATTTCTGTAGTAGGTACGGTTAGTTCTATTGAATACACTCCTATGTCTTCATGAGTTATGTCTGAAGAAGTAAAGGCTGAAAATGTCTCACCTAAATTATCTAATATTGTAACGCTCATACCAGACATTGAGTCTACGTCTGTTGGTATACCTCTTAGATTAACATATAGGTAAAGTTTGTTTGGTTTATCTAAATAAAAGTCAGCTCTGTCATCTTGTATTGAATTTTCATATCTAGTTTCAACGTATGGTTCATAAAAAGTTTGTGTATGTCTTGTAAAGAAACCTACGTACTGTAATTCTTCTCTAATTGTATTTTCTAATGACTCATCAAAAGCTAAACCTAAACCATTATTTGTATTACCAGTTAAATAACCATTAACAATATCAGTAACATCAATCTCTAGGTTTTCATTACCATCCTCAAAACTTTGCGTCGCTAGAGTAGTGCCACTGGTCCATCCACTAAAGACACCATTACCATTATCCCAAGTATCACCATTTCTAGGTTGTAACCAATTAGATGGTTCTGTACTTGTCACCGTACTATCACTGGATGTAAAGTATTTTTGACCAGCAAAGTCATAACCAACACCCTCATCCCATTCTTGATTGATTTCAAATAAATTCAAGTCGAAAGATGAAGCTCTATCTTTACCGTCAGCAGTTTGACCACCTAATAGTGAGGTATCAAACGTACTGGTGTTAGTCATTTTTAGAGTATGTTTTAATTTAGATATATCAGGGTATAAACCTTTGGTCCTTAAGTCTATTATACGTTGTACGTCAAATTGGAATAAATATCTGCTAAAGAATGGTTCGTCCTTTTCAACGTTACCGCCATAAAACATTTCAGCTACAGGGTTTTTACCTGTATTTTCGGTTCTATTATATATAATTGTGTTGTTTCTATCAAAGTAAGTCCTGATTACCATATTAATCTTTATTAATAAATATCTATTTATTTAGTTAATTTTTATATTTTTAGATAAGAAGGACTCAAGGTTGAACTCTAATAAATCATCGATGTCGTTTGAACCTGATAAATCTTGTGGTTTCATACCTGGGTATGTGTGTACGTGATTTACGAATGCATTGATTAAAACTTTTAAGAATTCGATTAAGTTGTCACCATATACCAAAGGATGTGCATCTTTAACAATTCTCTGCAACTCTTCATCAGATATCATATTGTTTTGGTCATTTAAAGCAAATCTAGGACTTCCATTCTTATGTGTTAGTAGGTTAATTTTATTACTAACAACATTAATAGCACCACCTATTTCGGTTTCTGTATTCTGTGTACCTCTTTTTAAGGTAGCATCGTGCTTTATTTGTATGTAAGAAGGGTTTACCTTGTTGAATTTAGGTATTTCACCCTTGGGTGTGTCAGACTCAAACTGCCCTGCTCTAATTAATACCTCTTTTTCTTTTAACCTAATGTCAGTGTTGTCCCTACCTTGTAATGCAATGTCTTTTAAGTCTGGATAAACACCCCTATTTTCAGGTATTGTAAATGGTGCTGGTTGTGGTTCTTTCACACCACTATCTAAAGCTGATTTTGATGAGAATAATTCACTATCTTTGAACAGTAGTTGAGGTTGGGATATGATTGGTCCCATGTACATTCTATCAATGTTAGGATTCTTAACGTCTGGTATAAAAACTAACACACTTTCACCCACTTTAGGTATGACATGTAAAAATTTCTGTACCATAGGGAAAGCGAATGGAATATTATCTCTAGTAACACTATCATCAATACCAGTAATCCTAGCTTTTATCCTATTAGCGCCAAGATTATCTTCATTTGATACAACTTTACCATAATAAAATACAGTGGTCTCTAGACGTTCTCTAGCACCCTTATTGTATATACTACTACCACCAAAAGCAAACTTACTCATACTTTAAAATTTTAATCTTTCATCCAACACTTTTTTAGATGTTAAATATTCAGCGTCCATGTCATCTAACTTACCTTTCAGTTTGTTTATTTTAGTGGCAAGACTAGCAATTTCTAATTTAATAGCCTCATATTCCTGATGCATCTCAATTTGAGCTGACCTTATCTCATTATTACTTTTATGTTCCCATTTATATTCCATACTATCTAATTACACCGTTACCAGAAGCAATATTTGTTGTAACTCCTTGGCTAATTATTGGACCACCTAAATTACCGACACCAGTGGTTGTTACTTGAACACCAGGTGGTACAGCTATTTCTATTTTGGCGTCTAAAACTAACGCATTAACAATTTCTTCAACCATTATAGATGTCATAGATTCCATTACATTACTATTTTCTGAAAATATATCACCAGACGGAGCGCCAGCTTCAGATTGCCTAGATATAACATTAGATGTTATTTTACGTGGACTTAAACCTGGCCTTAGGTTAGCGCCAACAACTAACAATTGAGGTGGTAATGGTTCTATTGGTTTTCTAGTTGCGTTGAAAGCGGCTTTAAGACTTTCAATAACTTTTGTCATTGAGCTTTTATTTGCCATATTATTTTATGTTAATCCAGATATATTTCTAAGTATCTCAGTATCTACACCAACCAAGCTGCTTAGTTGTGCCTGACTATACTTAACTCTTTCTACTTGAGTTCTTATTATATTATCCGCTACTAGAGTTTTAATTTCTTTTAAAACCCTTTCCAGTAATATTGACACCACTGAATCACGAATTGTTCTTAACACTGAAGTTAGTAAACTTTTATTTTTAATCATGAATTCCTCTATATCTTTAAATGTTTCTCCGTAAACAATTAAATGATTTAAAGCTAATATACCTATTAGTTTAGGTGATAATATAACACCTACGATAGAATTCATTATATTCCTTAACATCTCTTCAATAAGATTGACCTTAACGTTATACCTATCTCTACTGTCGACATTACTTGCTGACTCTTCGGCCAGAGAATCTAATGCATTTCTAACAATCCTAGTCTTTCTTTCAATTAATTGAGGTGTTACAGTCTGAGTATTGAATTCATCTAGTTCACTATCTAAAGACTTTATTGACTCGAATGATATTTCAGACTCTACGTTATCGCATGTAGTTATAAGTCTTTTACCTTTGCTTTTCATTTCAGCCTTGCTCTCAATGTTTGATAGTTCTTCATTACTAAACTGAAAAAAACTATTATCTACTATTTCCTCTTCATCTAGGTTAATAACTCTATCTATTATCTCCTGAATTTTAATTTCATTCTCAATAGTGTTTTTATTTTTAGAAGTGTTCAGACTAATGCTACCAAATAAAGACTCTATAACTGAGTTTATTAATTTATTAGTCTCAAATAGTTTGATGCTGTCGATATAGTCGTTATTTATGTCGGTCAACTTACTATCCTCATAATTTGAACTAGGTTTAATGTTTAAGGTATTATTATTACCGTTAGATGTGGTTGCATTTTGTGTGAATCTGATGTTTAGTATATCTTCACCTAAAGTCTGATTCCCCCAAGAACTAGTACCACCGTTGTCTTGTATTACTTCGTATAAGAAAGTATTGAAGTCAGTGCTGTTGGTCCCAGAGTTTACATCATTGTAAAGCAATTTACCAGCCCCTGAATTTGGGTTCACCTTAAACTTATCTAGTAAATCTACTCTATCGATTTCCAAAGTAATTCCATCCTGAACAAACGAATCTGGTAATGAAGGGTTAATACTACAACTAACGAGCGATTTTAAAGCCTCCTTAAGGGCCTTTTTAACATCTAACTCTATATCTTCTAGGTTATGGGTTAAAACGTCTATAAGGCCTTCCTTTAAAGGCTCAAAACCTATTAACGACTTAGTTAAGTCTAATAAGAAATCTAAACTGTTAGTTTCCTGTGAAATTGAGTCAATAGAATTTGTATTAGAGAATTTAGGGTAACCTTCTGAAGATACCCTTAAAGCCGCTATTTGAGCAAATATGTCAGATTTTTCTCTAGTAACATTCATTAAATCTTATTCTTTACTTTTAGACTCGTTAATCATTTCTCTAATCTTAGCAAAACTATCGTTAGATACTACTTCTGGATTATTATCTAAAGCGGTTTTAATTTCACCACTAAATTTAATAATATCACTTTGAAGTCTACCTACATCTAATTTAGTTTTTATTGCAGAATCTTTAACCTTTAAAGCATCAGTTTTAGCTTTGGCTACTTTAGCCCAATCATCTACATCTTCAGGTACCGAACCAACACCAATTTCATTAACGACCTTTTGAGCGTCAGTTATTTGATTACAAGCGTTATTGTAGACTTCTTGTAACAATCCTTGAAGAGAACTGTTATCATTTATTTTTATTTCTTGTTTTTTACTTCTAGGCAAAATCTTATATTTTTAATATTTGTTATACTTATTTAGGTTACCTTCATATATCATACCATTAATTTCCCTTGTAGTTGCCCACAATGGTTGTAAATTACTTAAAGCATTAATAATACATGTGTTTATTTATAAATAGATAAAAACTTTATTTTTATTAAATACCTAAAAAAAAAAAGATAATAATTATAAAAAACCCTTATCTATTTTATCAGCTTTAGTTAGCTCATATATTGTCTTATATCTCCGCATAGCAATCCTAATGTCTTTAGTTACTAACCCTGTGTATTCTCTAATTGTACTAAGTATGCTATTCTTATTGAATTTGGAACCGCCACTTAGTGACTCAAATAAAGTTTCCCAGTTTCCTAAAATAGAAATTAGAGCTTCGCCTACTTTACGTTCATTCTCTGTTAATTTCTTTTTACCCTCATCTTCGCCGTTTAACTCACTTTTAATCTCATCGCACATGGTATCTATTAAGTCGCTTAGCATATAATCGGTATCCGATAAATGGTAAATAAACTCGTCCTTTTCATGCACCTTATTAATTGATGACGTGAACTCCAGCGTCTGCCTCATATTCTTCTCATCTTTAATCAATAATCCTAATATATAGTTTTTACATATAGTTCCGTAATACGAGTAAGCTCTTTTACCTTTTTCTGGTTTAAATTTATCAGCTTTTAACATAAGGTAAGAGAGTGTGTCACCATGTAGGTTTTCAAAAGTATAAGTTTTCCTATATAATTTATAACGTCTAATAATAGACTCAATCATTGTATTAAAAGCAGCTCTTAAGTGCTTATTATAAATTTTATCTCTTTTAATAGGGTCTTCTTCATTCAAAAACCTAACAACGGCTTCCTCTTCTTCAGGGCCAAAATATAAACCTTTGATTCTTTTACGTCCTCTTTTTTTTGCCATTAAGATTTTTCTGTTTTTTCATAAAGGATATTTCTGTCATTGACGTGGAAATATTCTTTCTTAGCCAAAGATAACCACCATCTTGATTCATCTGGCGTTAACTCTTTTTTATAAGAGTTAAATAAGCTACCTTCTCTGTCATTTAGATGTTTATACCCTAATTTAGGGATAATCATCACTTTACATGAATTGAATGTAAACCTTAATAGGAATTCACTTATAAAACTCAATTTCATGCTTTCTTTAAGTCCACCGAATTCTTGATATGCTTCTTTTAACATGGCCATTCCATCCATATTAAAATTTTGATACCTCAATAGTGCAGCATTATCCAACACACCCATTTCATCTGAGAATTGAGATGCCCATACAGCTTCGTTAGTGAACCCAATAAAATTGCTTTGAGGGTCCACGTCTAATATTATTGGTAGAAATATTTGAGTGTCAGTATAAACTTCTCTATACTTCACAACGTTACTTACCCATTTTCCACTTAACTCATCGTCTTGCTCTAAAAAGATAAACCATTTACTTTTGCAATTTTCAACACCTAGATTCATTTGAGCTTGAAAATCAGTTGATTTGTCATGTTTAATAACATCAAAATTCAAATCGTAATTTTTCATTAAATCAGATAAAACACCATGGTCTTTATCGGTACCAACAACAAACATTACCGTATCTGGTTTTGTTTCTTGCATTGCTATCGACTTGATAGCATTATTAAGTAAAGTCTCGTCCACATTATAAAGAGGCGTGATTACTGTGATATCATTTTTATTTTTCATCTTTGTTTTCTTTTTCTTTTTCTTTAGTTATATCAATAAGTGCTTCAAACTCACTTCTTCTATTAGCAATTAGATTACCATATACACGTTTGATATTTTCAACTTGCTTATCTTCAGTGTATTGACCTTTAGATTTTTTAACACCTTCCATTAAGGTACTAGGTACATTATCTTCTAACCATACTCTCATGAACTCTGACACTAAATTAGGTATAGATAATTCGTTATTAGTCCAAACACCATTATCTTTCAAACTAATTTGTTGTTCATCCGAACTATCGTCTTCCATCCATTCAGGAATCATAGCAGGTATCTTACCTATAACAGGTGTGTCACACTCCATAGCTTCAATAGGGAATGTTCCAAAACTGGATTCATCATCAACCCATATAGCTAGACAAGACTCACCTAGTTGCTCAGCAAACGTTTTTCTAGGTAAACCTCTAAGTTCTCTAAACGTAATCCATTTATACATTGGATGTTGTAAGTAGAACGACTTAACCAATCTTAGTGCAGCTTTCTGGTCTCTAGTTACAATAGAGACAATCGGTTTTTTAATCTTATCAGTCGTTTTAAAGTACTCAGGTATTGACGGCGGTATGATATGAGTGTCGATACTTGGAAATAGGTCTTTGATGTACTCTGACTGTCTTTCAGATGTTGTGATTACATCAGTAAAGCCAAAGTTTAAATCCCACCTATTACCAATTGGTAAAAATTCTAAGATGTAAGAATAGGACTGTGAAAATACTATTTTCTTACATGGGAAGTCTTTTACTTGCTCCATTACGTTAGCAAAAATCTCAGGTACAATAATGTAATCTATTGCAACTAGTTTTAAATTTTGTTGTTCAATTGAAACGTGTGGTAGTTTAGCGTACTCTTCACCTAACCATTCTTCAACGCCATGATAGTCATCTTTTTCGTGTAATATATGAGCTTTATACCCTAAATCATTTAAGACTTTAACGTGCTCGTATATATTAGCAATACCAGCAGTTGGGTTACCTTTTGTATCCAAAGTAAAGAAATATAAACCAAAATCTTTATTATCAATTTTACTTATAAATTCTTTTACTTGTACTTGTTTTTTTTCGTTTTCCATTTTTTTAATCAATTTTTTTTAATATCTTATAAAAAATTAGAGTATTATACGCTAATTTAAATTTTACATCGGTTTTAATTAGATTATTAGACCCCAACATTTCATCATGTTCGTCACTTGTACCACCAGCCATTGAGATATCGTCAATGAAATTTCTAATTATTTCATATCTCACGACGTTAACTTCTTTAGTGGTAGGTTCAGCAGCTTCAATTATTTTCGTCTTTACCAATTCATTATCATAGTTATATTCTTTATCCACTGTTTTAAATACATTATCTTTTTGACCATCAGCCACAAAGGCATCTAACTTTTCAAAGTCGATGTAATATAAATCTCCAAATATTTTAATCATTATTCATTATTTTTTTAAATTGCTCTTCATTATTTATAAAATCTAATATTGATTCTAATGTATAATCAGACTCAGTATTTTCATTGTAAGTTGCTTCGATTTTAACTGAAATTTTACCTTCAGGTTTACTATCTAAAGCTACTGGGTTTGCTGTAACTAAAACATCTACATCATCCCATAATTTCTTAGTATCAAGTGCGAATTTAATGCTATTACCAGTAAACCCTAGTTTTGATAAAAAGAATAGTGTTGCGGGTCTACTTTTATGTACGTCTCTACTTAATAATATAACCTCGTGTTCTTCGTAGTCGTTTATGTCGTTAATAAAACTGTTTAGAATTGGACCGACATTTTTATATGATTGGTCAGCGTGTGCGAATATTTCCATTGGACTCTCGCTGTATAGAAACTTATGAAAAGCTTCCTGTGAGTCAAACTTGAAAAAACTGGCTAAGTCAAAGTCTTCTACTTTAACATCTTCTAAATCTTCACCGTAATATTTCTTATAAACGTACTTTAGTTGACCTACATAGTCTCTAATTACTTCGTTTAATGTTATTCCTATCTGAGCCATTTTTTATTTTTAATATACCACCTAAAAATAAAAAAGGTATATCTTTTTATTTATTATTCACTTTTAGTGAAAATTGGTTATAATTTATTATTATAAATGAGAGATTATTATGTGGACTACAATGCAAGAAAAGAAATTAAAAGAAATTTATTCAAATAAAACTAATTTAGAAATAGCAACAATTTTGAATAAGTCTAAATCTTCAATTGACAATAAAGGGTATAGATTGGGTTTAAAAAAAAGTGAAAAATTTTTATTATGGAGAAATAAAAAAGGTCACAAAACTAAAATAAATCTAGGTTATAGAGATTTAAATTATAATGAATTAAAAAAAATTTTTAATAAATATACTTCAATAAGAGAATTAAAAGAGTTTGATGAGCCAGCTTATCAATCTGCTCGTTTAAAAGGTTATTTAGATGAATTAACGTCTCATATGACCCCATTTAAATATAGTATCCCACAGATGATTTTAGAAGACTTAATGAATCAACTTTTAAATTTAAAAGCATCATATAACAATCGAAAAATAATTAAACCATATGAACTAGATTTATATTACAAAGAATATAAATTGGCTTTTGAGTATCAGGGTAAATATTGGCATACTTTAGAAAATAATGATGAATTAAAAATATCTTTAACCAAGAATAAAAATATCACATTGATTCATATTTACGAAAAAAGTAGAAATTATATTAAAGATATTAAGAAACAAATTAATGATAATCTTAAACTAATAAATAAAACCACTGACTTAACTTTAAGAGAAGATGATGTTAACAAAATAAAAATAAATAATGTATATAATAAAATATATAATAAACAAAAATTATTTAAATTATGTAAAAAATATAATTCGTTTAATGAATTTAAAAATAAACATGAGAAAGAATATAGAATGTTGTTGAAACTTAAAATTGTTGATGAAGCCGCTAAACATATGCCTGATAAAAAGTCTAATATTAAATTAACAATAAATGAATTAAAAAAAATTATAAATAAATATAATAATTTAACGGATTTTAGAAAAAATGAATTGAGGATTTACAAACATTTAAAAAGGACTAATAAAGATTATCTCATATCACATCTTAAACGTGAATAATGTTATTCCTATTTTCATATTATTATTGTACGTATTTTTTGTCTAAAGTGAACAGAATGTCTTTATTATTTATCCATTACTTTATTTTCTACTTTATAGTTGATAAGCATTTTGGTTATCAATGGATTTCTTACAATGTCGTTTTCATTAAATTCAAAAAACCCTAACTCTTCAATAAACTTATGTCTATTGATAGCGTCATATAATCCACTTTGTTTACTGTCTTTGTATCTATCTGATTGGTCCATATCACCTGAGATGATGTATTTAGACCCATACCCTATCCTTGTCAATAGAGTTTTCATTTGAGAAGGTGACATATTTTGAGCTTCTTCCATAACCAATATGGAATTATCAATTGATTTACCCCTAAGGAAGCCCAGCGGTTCAATCATAATCTCTTCAGACTCTTCTAATTTTAGTCTATTTGGTTTACCTATTATTTTGTCTACGATATCAATTGATGATGCCATATGAGGTGCCATCTTTTCTTTTAAATCACCTGGTAAGAAACCTAGGTTTTCTTCAGCTTCTACAGCTGGTTTAACAATTAATATCTTATTGAATGAATTATCTCCATCTTGAAGTAGTTTCAAAGCTACGGCCATTGCCACATAACTTTTACCTACACCAGATGGACCTGAGCAGAATATGATTTCTTTTTCTTTAATTAAATTAGCATATTCTTTTTGTTTAACATTCTTACACTTTAAGGTAACTCTTTTAGTTAGTATCTTACTTGTCGGCTTACTTCTAGTAGCCTTTTGGTCTCTTTCTGTTTTTTCTGTCTTTTTTGGTTGTCTCTTTGCCATAAAAAAATGCGAGGCTTTTTTTAACCTCGCATTTAATATATGTATAAAAAATAAAAACTAAACCATTAACTAGATTTTTTACTCTCTTTATTCCTATAACGCTCTTCTAAAGCTTCTTGCCTGTATTTATCAAAAATGAATCTACCATTGACTTCTGGTGTGGCTAAAAACTTTAACACATAGTGACCATTGTGTTCAATTATTTTGTCAAATTTATTTATAACATAAGAATATTCCATGCCATTATCGGCGCCTATTGCTCTATCAGTTATAAAATCAACGCCGTTTATATCTAACATATTCACAGCTCTAGGGTTTTTACTTATCTTTTTAACCTCACTCAACATCAATCTACTTTTTCTGTTGTATTCGTCAGGATATTTAGAAATATAAAACTCTAATAACTTACTTTCATCATTTATATTCCTAATCACTAATTTTTTAGCGTACTCTTCAATTTCAAATTTAGGTTTTAATTCTCTGGTAATGTTTATTGACCTACCAGTTTTCATATCAGACACCATATCGTGAAATGATATCTCACCTACCGTTGACCCGTCACCTTCCATTCCAATAAGGTCAAATTTATCGTTGTTTTTTTCATATTCTTCAATTTCTTTTTCCTTTAAAATTTTTAGACTTTCATTAGATATTTCATCATATGTAGATTTTGTTGTTTCCTCGTTATTAATAACTAACTCAACTTCATAATCGTCATACGAATCAACATTAACCTTTTTAAGGTTTCTTTTTTCGGAAGTAGTAGTTTCAGTTATTGGTATACCGTCTTCGTCATAACCACTTATCTTAGTTTTAAAATTTTCACTCTCATTTAATACTTTATAAGTTCTCCACCTTAAATCTTTTACTTCAGTCGTTATTTCACCCTTTAATAAGGCGTCGGCCATGGTACCTTGGTTCATAGTTTGAGATAATAAGCTTTCGCTATCAAACCCACCCGACTCTTTATTGAGTGAAGATTTTTCTACTTTAGACAATGCTAATGAAAGCATAGCCATTTTTCTTTTAAATTTATCTATCATATACCTATTATTTTTTTTAAATCTGAAACATTATATTTTTCGAAAAACTTGTACTCTTTATTAATTGATTTTTTATACTTCTCGAAAAGGTTGTTCTCATTACATTTAACCTTAGTTTCATGCCAAGTGTTTTGATACCTATCAATTTTCTTGACACTGTTAAGTGGTAAATATTTAACCCCGTAACTGTTAGCTACCATCATTAAGTGTAGGCTAGTACCAATGCACATATTACTATTAGCAATTACCTTAGTTATATTGATTATGTTTTTATCCTTAAATAATTTGACGTTGGGTAGATTGATTTCTTTTTCCAACTCAGCCAATATTTTGTCGTCGTCATGTTCGTTACAATAAGCCACTGGTAATAGTATTACGTTTTCTACTTCACTTAACTTTATTATTTCATTCTTCAACACCTCCTTAGATTCGAATTTAGCTTTACCCACTTGAATAACAACGTAGTCATCAAACAAATCATTTGTTAAGCTTTCTAAATTTAGTATTTCTCTAGTGAATTGACCTAAGTCTGGAAATGTTTTTACATTCTTAACACCTTTTTCTTTAACTAAGAAAGATGTCAGTGAATCTCTAGCGTATACAATATCACCTTCATTAAATAATTTAGCTACTTGTGGTGCATTTGGCATTACACCACCAAATGATATAAACTTAACACTAAGATTTATATCCGAATCAAACAGTGATTTATCCACCATAAAAGGATACCTTAAAGTTCTGTCTATTGATTTTTTAAGGTTGTTATCTATAAAAGACTTTAAGCCACCATAAGCAGAGTTTAAAAACTCACCACCTCCAACGTATATTGTAACATCAGTGTAAATTTTACTTATTTCAATCATCTTACTGACTGGTATAACAACCCCACCTCCTAACTCTGTCATATCAATGTCCACCAACCCAACATAGTAAAAGTCAACGTCTTTATCAGCATAAAGTTTGTTTAATAAATTACCATATAATATATCACCATAGTTATGTCTATCATGGGGTGCTAGACTAAAAATTGCAGTTCTTTTACTCATTAATTTTAAAATATTTGTTTGACCTAATGTCATCTTTTATATAGTGTGGTTTAAAATCATTTTTCCAAGCAACATAATTAAATGATAATTGGTCTCTAAAACTTCCTTTTATAATTTCACTCCACCATTCATCCATAATTTTATTAATTAAGTCTGTATTCTTTCTTAATAAAACCCCGCCACATATTAAACCATTATTTTTCGGAAATCCTTCTGATTTATACTCACCTATTTGTTTATTGATTGTTGATTTCTTATCTAAACCTTGAGACATGACCACTTTAGCTTCGTCATATATGCAATCTCTTTTATCAAATGTAGTGTGATTATGGTCAAAAACAACCATTTCATTTTTATTATACAATTCAATGAATTCGACTATATTTTTAGTTTTAATACTACCATCAACCCAAATTGTTGTATCATACTCAGGTAAGAATTTATGTGGTAAAAGTTTAAATTGTTTGGCATTCAATACACTACTATTGAATTCTTCACCTTTAGATTTTCTTATTTCCCAACCTTTATAATACTTAGGGGTAATGTCATAATCTGTGTACATTATGTTACTAACACCATCAATTTCAGGTACCTCAAGTATTTTATTTTTATTTCCGTAAATAGCGCTATATATTACAATCATTTTAGTTTTTCTTTGATTAAATTATGTAAGTTGACGTTACTAGTTGTTAAGTCTTTACAATATAACTCTACATTTATGTTATTACTTTTTAATAGGTTGACATAATAATTAAATTTATCCTTTATTTCACCCACTTTTTTTATATCCACACCAACGTGTGACCCTAAAAAAATCTTAAAATCTTTATGAATCTTTTTATTGATAATGTCTTCCATAAGTGGTAATTCGGCACCTTCTATATTAAACCTTAGTATATTGAAATTGTTCTTATAATTTGTTACATTTTTAATCATCCAGTCAGCGAATGAAACACTTTTAACTTCAATAAAATTTTTAGCGTCAACATTATTTTTACTTTCGTATATTGAATTTCCCTGACCGCTTTTTTCTAGAAAAAGTTTAACGTAAGAATCACTATTAGAAATTGCTAAATTATTTATGTTAACGTTATTGTTATCACTAAACAACTCACATATATTTTCGTAAAACGGTTGATACGCCTCAAACCCATAAATGTATGGGTCAACGTTTAAACCTTTAATATCTTCTAAAAACATTAAGGATTCAGCTCCATCAAACATGCCTAAATCAAAAAAATTGACCCTAGTTTTCATATCAATTTTTATTAAATTCTGGCTAATACGGTTAAACCGTTATTATTTTTATAATGTTTTTCAATAACCCAACTTTTATTTACTTCTAAAAAATCTTCGACCGCTGTCATTAGACCAACTTTACCCTTTTTCATTTCTTTCAATGTTTGTGAGGCATGTGAGTATATACTTTCATCTTTCCTACCAAAGCTTTCGGTGTCATGTAGGATGATGTAGTTGGTTACCTTACCCTCGTGCAACTCCAATTCTTTACTTAATTGATTGTAGGTGTGTAGCGTGTCAATAAATAACATTTGAGTTTCTTCAATCTCAATGTTAAGTGTATCACCTAGAATAAAACTGAAATCTATCTCAGATGCTTCTAATAAGTTTACAGCTTTCAACATGTCATATGTTTTAGTAATGTCATATGATATCATTTTCTTTGGGTTAGCGACTCCTATTGCAATAGTAGAAGCACCCCATCTAACACCCATTTCCGTTACATGGTCAACTTCACTAGCGTACTTGCGTATAACAGGTAAGTGTTCATAAATGTCTTTTGATTTATAGACTATTGGTTTTGATTTATAACCTTTATATAATTCTTCAATTTTTTCCATTTTAATTTTTAAATTCTTTGTAAGTTGGTTTTATGTTACTAAATTCATAATTTATTTTTAAATAATGTTTAAAACCTAAATCTTTATAGGTTTTTATATCCTCCACACCAGTAGTTCTCATGAACTTTTTAGATTGACCCTCATAGTGTATTATCGGAGAGCTGACTATGTATGCTAAATCAAAGCCTTTTAAATATGTTTGGTGAAATAAAAAGTCGTCACCGCAATATATTTTTAATTCTTCTGGTATTTGCGTGAAACATTCTTTTCTTATTGTGTAATCCCAACCTTGCATGTATTTAAATTTGGGAACAATAGCATACATTAGTTTAGATTTAACATGGCTGTAATGAGGGTGATTTGTTGCGTGAACAGCAATACCAACTTCTTCCTCTTTGTGGAAGGTCTCAATAGTATCTAAAATAAAGTTTTTTGGTATTCTTACATCGTTGTTTAAAAAACATAACAAATCTTCATCGTAGGTGTTGGCAAACCAGTTCCACATTTTATTAACTGGTTCATTGTTTTCGTTAAAAATAATTTCAAACCTACTATCATTTATAGACTCTAAAAATTCTCTATTACCTTCTTCAGTTGAATCTTGGTCGATTATGGTTACTTTAAAATTAAAATGGGCCTGCGCTCTCAAATCTGAAACACAGTCCCTTATAAAATTTAAGTTATTTAAGTTTAATATTAAAACTCTTATTGTCATTATTTTAAAACTTCTTTATATTCTTCTAGTATTTTATCAGCCACTTCACCACTTTTAAATTTATCAATATATTCTGGAACTTCGTGAAAGCTTTTACCTTTTATTTTACCTTTGTTATCAACGTCGTAAATCCAACCACCTTTACCACACATCCATCCTTCAATGGTGGTTCTACCTAAAAGTATTCCAGCGGTTTCGTCGGCCATATTCATATATTTTTCTACATTACTTTGAATACCAAGATATAGTACGTGGTCTTGTCCGTTAGCTATGTCGTCAAAATTAATACCGTTTTCTTTACCTATTACCCACAACTCACCGTTTTCTTCTTTAGTTCTTTTAATGAGGTCTAAGAGCATATCTTTTCTAAGATAGTCAATCGTCCCTACAAACAGAGTAATCTTCTTGTCGGTCTTAGAATCAACCTCTACAGGTTTAAAACGTGTTTCATCGATAGGGTTATAAATGATTTCTATTTTTTCCTCAGGTATATCGTGCTCTTTAGTGATATACTCCTTTATTTCAGGCCTGATAGCTATATATTTCTTAACGTTATCAGATAAAACTGGGTGTTCTAAACTAATAACTTCAGAATGAATTGAAGACACTATTGGTATCTCAGGGTATATCTTAGCCATTAATTTTGTTACTGGTGTGTGACTTGAATGAATTATGTCAATATTAACTTGACCTACTCTATATAGCTTGTTTGCTTCGGAAGGTGTTAATTTACCGTCATTACCTTGTATTTGCCATTTACCATCACCTCTTTTGAAACCTAAGGGTTCGCTAATGTCAACTAATTTAATTCCGTGTGTTAAGGCTTGTTGTGCTATTTTACCACCTATGTTAGAACATATAGTAACGTTGTGTCCTTTTTTAACTAGTGCTTTGGCCAGTTCGTAATTATACAATTCGGAACCCGTGTAACTGTTGAAGTTAATGCAACTAATCATTATATTAAAGCTATGATTGTCGCTAAATTCTCTGTCTATTTTGATAGGTAATTTATCTTTATATTCCTCAGCAAAATTCTTTCTATTCTCTTCCCATTCATTATTTGTTTCACCTATGGACATGTGAGTGATTGAAATGTCTGTATGCACTCCTACTTTAACACCATCTAAAAAGTTTCTAAAACAAAAATCAATGTCGTAGAAATGGAACCCTTCTACGTCTTCGTTAAATATTTTTTCAAGTCTAGATTTCATCACAGAAAAGAAAACACCGTCTACTGTAACAACATCTTCAACCCCTTTATTTAAATCCTCACTATATTTAGATTCCCATTGCTTACCTTTGTGTGAATGCCATACACGCCCGTACATGGACTTTGGGTCCGTCCACCACTTACCATTTGAATGTAAGTATTTTGTACCAGCAACACCCAATATACCATAATCAGTCTTATCGTAATGTCTCTTCATCTTTTTAGCCATTTGCTTCGTTTTAACTTCAATATCATCGTGGCAAAAAACAACAATGTCGAACTTAGCCTTATCTAGCAACTTATTATAAGCTTTAGTTAAGGATTCTCCATTGTTTATATATTCAATTACTTCAACTTTAGGGTGACCAGCCATTTTCTTTAAGTGGTCTATATGCTTTTGGTTATGTTCTCTGGTACAGAATACTATACTTATCACTTACTAATTATTTATTTATTTTTAACGAAAACCCCATTAACCATTTTACCAGTTCTTTTTGAGATTGTATCATATGCTAATTCTAAGGCCTTTACAATATCAATATTTTGCATCTTAGCTTGAATTATCAATGTTACTAGAATATCACCAATACTATCTTCTATTTCAAAATCGGTGTTCTTAGTTTCACCTTTTGAGTTTACAAACTCAAACAAACCTTCATCTTGCGCTTCCAAAGCTTCAGTCAATTCCTCAACCTCTTCTTTCGTTTTACCAAGTTGACTTTTAGGTGTGGCGATGTTAAGGATTCCCTTATTATCAGCCCATTCAATTACCTTTTCATTTAATTCTTTAAACTCCATATTAATCTTGATTTCTTTCTGCAATCTTCTTTTCTTCCATGATTGCTAATTTAACTGCCATTTTTAAAACATCCCCAGCGGTAGTGTTATACCATTCAGATTGTGTATCACCTGATTTATCAAAGTTAATGATAGAAGCGTATTCTTCTTCAGTTAATTCGACACCATTACTAAGAGCGTAATAACCTGAACGTTCACCAACTCTCATTGATATAAGGTCTTCGTTAAATTTATACATCTTACCTTGGTTTTCTCTATGCCAATCTGAAGTTTCTGGAATGTATAATTTAGCTTTACCTATTGAATGAAGCAAGATTATCTTAAATAAAGAAACCTCATCAATTTTCAATTCATCAATAAGGTTATTTTTATTAATTAAATAACCATGCTTCATAACTCTTAAAGTATGGTCAATTAAACCTCCTTCAAATGCGTTATGTAACTTAACTAAAGTTGAAGCTGGTGCTTCAATAAAGTCGCTACCTAAGAAATCTTCTAACTCAGGTGTCAAGAACCCATATTCCTTTGCTGTCTCTACATACTTCTTAGTATTAGAGACAATTTTACTCTTTTTTAAACTCATATTAATTTATTTTAATCAAATATACTATTTTAAACACTTTTAGACAAGGTTATTGTTCTTCAGATATATCATTTAATTCACGCATTTTTCTATCCATGATAAATTATTCGTTTGACGTTATTTTCAGTAAAAAGTCCGTGTATTTTTCTTCTTCAACTTCCTTATCTTCAGGTTTTACTTCTTTACCTATAATGGTGTAAAACAAGTTTTTAAAATAGCGACCTATTTTCTTTAATATTTCCATTTTATTTTTCCTTTAATAATTTCTTATAGTAATCAGCCCTTTCTTTTGTTACAACATCTAAACTATATTTGTCCTTTACCGTATTATAAAGATTGTCACCGAAAGTTTTTATCATTTCTGGCTCTTGAATGAGTCTTTTAAGGTACTGATACCAAGATTTATGATTCTTATGTGAATCAACTAGAAAACCATTTTTACTTGTGTCAATCTCACCGCCTCTAACGTATGCGTTATCGACATCTAAAGTATAAGGTCCAAAGTTTTGAGCAATCAATGCTTTTTTATGGAACCCGCTTTCAATGACCTTTAATTGACTTTTAACTTTATTGAAAGTATTATCAACTAAAGGTGCTAAAGATATATCAAATAAATTGTAGTTGGTTGCATAACTACTAATTGGTTTGGTCCATACTCTTCTGTATGGTTCATTTTCTACGCCTTCGAATTCCTGTGTGACAAATCTATTTAAATGGTCTTTGTATCCAGGACTTATTGTACTGTAGTTATCAGTGAATATTTTTTCATATTGAACCCATACTGTTTCCTCTGGTTTGACATCTCTTTGTGTGGTTTCGCCAGTTTCTTTATTAATCATATTAACTTTACCTCTAATGTCAAACCCACAAATAACAAATTGTATTTTATCTAATAAACCATCAGACTTCAATTTAGTTACTAATTTGTTCAATAGTTGTAAATCATTTAAGTGGCTACTACCACCTAACCATCCTATCCTTATTTTATCAGAAGGTTCAGGGTTAGGAATGAATTGTTTTTCATTAGGGTCAATAGCGTTAGGTAAAACTTTAACGCTTTTATTAACCTTTTTAATTTCGTCAGCAAAAATGGATGTAGTTGTAGTTACGTTTTCTGCTGTTTTAATATTATTACGTATCTTTACATCCAAATCATTATTTTTTATTATGTGATAAGCTGGATGACTCATCTCAGGTAACCAATAGTCATCTAAATCCATTATAGTAACTATTCCTAGTGAGTTTAAATGTTTAACTAAATCTTCCATATGTCCATAATCACCTAACGTTCTATGATAATGAATAATATCGTATTGCTTCAACCACTCATCGTTATTTAATTGAGGTTCGTAATCTATATCTACGTGAAATTCTTCTGGGTACATTTGTTCTAGATGTACGTGAGGTTTAGTTGACCTATAATAACTTACACCAGTTCGGTCAGAAGGTACTACAAGGACCTTAATCTTTTTGCTATTTGTTTTTTCCATATACTTAAGTTCAATTCTTCGTTAAACATACTAAAAATATAGTATTAAGTAAAGTGTTTAGGTAGAGTTTTTTAACATAAAAAAACCCCACTATTGAGTGAGGTTTGATTTTATATTTAGTATATAAGTTACTTAGTTTTTGACTTAACTTTCAATTTACCTTCTTTTATTAAGGTATTTATTGTCTTTTTAATTGTATTCTCTGTTAAGTTTTTAGTAAATGTTTTTGACATAAAATTCATCAAAGCATCGTCTATCTTCTTATCTAACTCTGCCTCAGTCATAGTAATTAATCTCTGACCACTAGAGTTAGTGATGTAAGATTCATTGACTTGATTAGTTTGCGTTTGTGTCTGCGGCTGACTCTGCTGAGGTTGAGCTGTTGGTTGTTGGTTTTTATTTAATAACTCTTGAACATCTTCTAATGAAAATGATGGATTACCATCAGGGTTCATATCCATTTTAGGTATTGGGTTATTAATCATAGCCTCTTTTATATTATCAGGCATTTTACTAGTTCCTAGGTTTTTATATTGACCACTACTTTGAGAAGCATTATTGGTGTATTGAGGTGTGGGTTGTGGTGTAGCACCTTCAGGTAGACTTTCAAGTAACTCACCACTTTGAGCCATACTTCTATTAACCTTCTCTGGGTCAACTTTAAAATTACTATCGTTGACTTTATCCATTACTTGCTTAGCACCACTAAGCATTTCCATTAATTTAGTTTTTTGTTCACTCATTTCTTTACTTATTAAAATTTGATATTGTTACACCACCACCAAAACTTAGAGTTTTATCGTGTGGTTTGAAATCTTCCGCATCACTACCAGCTCTATCAGAAACTGGATTGTTAAATTTAAAGTTAGTTGGTTCCCACTCGACGATTCTATCCAATCTAAGTGTTTTCCATCCACGACCATTTGGTCCTGACAATTGGTAAACCCTTATTGCGTTGTTATTACCATAGGTTGTACCAAAATTATAAACTTCACAATACCTTTTCATATTTTGAGACCCATCATTCTTACCATTATTATATTTAATATTTACGGTGTAGTGTTTCTCAATAGCATCCATAACCTTTTCGATTTCAGTTGCTTCTAATATAACTTGTTCATATAAATTGTAAAGCTTTAACATATTTTTAATCTATAATTACTTGACCTGTGTTACCTTCAGTATTAGGTGTTGTGTAACTATTCTCTTCACTGTAGGTGTTTGTTGCTACGTTAGCGATTCTACCAGAACCAGCTATACTAGGAGCACCAAAAATGTCATAAGCACCACCACCATTATACGTATCAAATGGT